CCTTCTTACTATCATAACGGGCTGTCTTCCTATCAAAGGCATCAGGTATTTTAGATTTATAAATTGCTGGCATTGTTTGGCTTAGCGCGTACAGTTTGGCCATATCGTCGCAAAGATATGCTTTTTGATGTACCATAGCGGGACCGACTTGTTTTCCGTATTTGGTCATTGCTCCTTCGTAGTTGATATTGGGGAGTTGACCAATGATCTTCTGAATGACTTGTTTCTTGACTTTCTTGACTTCTTTCTTCTCTGCACGACGAACCTCCTTCTCTACAAATTTCTTCATAGGCTTGGGTGTCGATTTCTTGGGTTTCCTTGGATTCCTGCTCTTGTTGAGAAGAGACAACTCCTGGGCTAGTTTCTGAGTTTGGGCGGTTGACATATTGTAATTCAGGGTCTTCTAAAATAAATTTATATTGAATTGAACACTGTGGGCAAATAAAGTAATTAATATTTTGGAGTTGTATAAGTGAATATTTGTATAAAATAGGCTTTGAGCAGTATGAGCAATATTGTAACATGAGCTAGTAATATACTAACTTATTTTTTCTAATTGGAAGACAGGAGCCAATAACCTTCCTGCCCACATGGGTAATAAGTTAAGCATTTGACTCACATCCCTTCCAGATGTTTTGCAACGAATTAACGTCAAGTGGATAGGGGGGAGGCCATTTGCAGTTATATTTAGCTCTCATCTCTTGGTATAAATTAATTAGGAAATTACACAGCGGTTCATCAAAGGCAGCTAATATAGTTAAATTTCCAATTCGTGCTGTATATATTTCACATTTCTCTTGGTGAGATGGATTAGGGGCTGGTTCATGGACTATTGAGCAAAGTATTTTGTTTCTATTAAAAAATACTTTTTTATCTTTGTAAGTAAATGAAAGAAATGAAATTCCGTTTATGTCTTGAGAGCAGAATTCCATTGATGGTTTGAGAATCATTCCACAGTCTAAATAAGTTTTTTGTCTTAGTTCAAATGGAATTTCAATTGGAACACCTGAACAGTTGTCGTCACCAACAAGTCCAAGTTCTATTTCCTTATTTCTCCAGTGTTTTAAAAGTTGTTCTTGTCCCATAGATCGTAAAAGGACTAGAACCATAATAATTGTATGAGCTAGTGAATTGTCTTGACTAGTAGTGTATACTCCTGACATCTGTCCTTTTTGTAGTTGGTAGATGTTTCCATCTGGCATGGCTACGCAGGGAC